GGGAGCAATCCCCCTGTATTGAGGAAAGGAACAGAAATGGCTTGTAAAAATGTGTGTAGGCTGTGCGATCACCTTGCGATTTCAACAGCCGTTGCTTTTACCGATGGGAATCTGGTTGTTACTCTTCCTGCTGATTCTTTTCGTAACGGGGAAAAGGTCTGCATCGTAATTGCACAGACTATTCCTGCGGATACGACAATCACTGCACCTGTCGTTATTCAGATCGGAGAGGGAACGGAACAGTATCCGCTCACCACTCGATGCTGTGCACAGGTTTCTGCGTGCGGAATCAGGACAAGGACAAGGTATGCAACCAGGGTGGTAACATCGGCAACGGGAGCAACATTCCGGATGCTTGGCAATCCGTCATGCAGTCCCAATTATAATTTGCAGTCAATCAATGGAACTGCTCCGGCAACGGCAGGAAATTGATGAAAGGAGAAATGATGCATAAACTTATTAATTATATCTGTGATGAACTCAATGAACTTGAGCGCAAAGCAGAGAAGAACGGCAGTCTGACCATGTCGGAAACACAGTACATGGACACCCTGGCACATGCAAAAAAGAATCTGCTGACCGGTGAAGCCATGATGCAAGCGGAAGATGGCGAATCCGGCAGATACATGCCTAACGACTACGGTATGTACGGGAACAACGGCTATAACAATGGCGGTTCCTACCGAAGAAGCCGTGATTCGATGGGCCGGTATACCTCAAGGCGTGGCTATTCCTACGATGACGGGATGATTGAGGAATTGCGCTCACTGATGGAGAGTGCACCGGATGAAAGAACAAAATCTGAGTTCCGGCAGTTTATCGCCAAAATCGAAAAGATGTGATGTTTCCTTGATCTATGAAAAGGATTTACGAGAAGCAATCGCAGAATGTCAGGGACAAAGAAATCCGGATGCGAATACTTGTATAAAGTTGGCGGCGTATTATACGATACTCCAAAATATGTATCCGTCAGATGACCCGCCACCGGCGTTTTACCAGGCGGCAAGCGGTGACTCCGGTGTGATCACATACGACACCGGCACAGAGTTTTCCAAGGCCGTAAACGGGCGGCCAGTGTCCGATGTCCTGCCGGTCATTGACGAATTGATGACAACTTTGCAAGTGCTCCATCCCCGCCTTTATGACGGCGTGCTGAATAAGCTATGAGAAAAGCCACACCGGCGGCATCGTTCCGCTTGTGTGGCTTTTCGTTTGTGGCGTCTCTGTGGCTCTGTACGGGCTTTTATGGCTGTACCTGTCCATCTGTGCCGCATCAGCTTTGCGGCGGCTCTGCGTGGCTTGTGGCCGCCCTGCGAGCCTTTTTATATGCGTTCCTTTGGTCTCTGTGTGCCTTTTCCCATGCCGCCGCAGACCGCTTGTGTAACTCTGCGGCACACTCGACCGAACAGGTTTTAGCCGGTGATGTAGGCAAAAATAGTTTACCACATATAATGCACTTTATAGGCGCTGTTCCTGCATGCCTTGTTTCCCTGCGACCGTCTATGTCTTTTGTGCGGTGATAGTATTGTCTCCCCTGGTCTCGATCGACGGCTTTTATAGCATCTGCGGCGCAGTCTTTACAGTATCTTTGCCGTGCTGACATGACCGGGTACTCTTTGCCACATATGGCACAAAAATCCGTGCTCCCGATAGTCCGCTTATGGCGATTTGTTTTAGACCTCCGGTCAGCCTCTTTTTTGCGCTCTACCCGGCATGTGGGGCAGTAAAAAGCACGTGGGCCGCCTGTAAACTGTTTCCCGCACTGTTTACAGGCGCGTGTGCGCATAACCGTTTTTTTGACGGTAGCGGCGCATACGGGGCAGCATGTGGTTCCTGGCATCCCGTCATATGTTTGACCGCAGTACTTACATATCCGTAACACGCTTTAACTCCTCCCAAATCAGGCGGCGCACTATGGCGGCTCTGCTTTCCCCTGTCTGATCAGATATAGCCTGTAATGCGTCTTTGTCGTCCTGCTTCATCATAATTGTCATTCTGTCTTTAGCGGCCTGCGCTCCCGCCGCTGTCTGTCTGTATTTTGCCGTTCTGGCCCTGGCTTTATCATCGTACATGCTTTACACCTCCATAGAATCAACCCTTGCAAGCTGTGATTGCCTGCAAGGGTTTGTGAACATGTTACTGTTGTTATATTGTCAGCTCCATGTATTTCGGGTGTTTTGCTTCCGTGAATCCGTTTTCGCTGTCCCACAACTTGATGCCGGTCTGCGCCTCTACAATCACCCAAGGGTGATTAACTGCCTCATTCTGGTACAGCCGTCTGATTGTGTATACAAGTTCCTGCCTGTTGTTAAAGTCGTTAACCCAGTGATCACCGGTGTTGAAATAACCGGCAATATAATACTTTGCCGTGATGTTCTCGCCTTCCTCCGGCTGTAAAGCCTCAACAAGAAAATCAATCTTGTTTTGTGTCATCTTTTTGGCTCTCTTTTCCATTTCTTCGTAGGTCATTTTTTGTCCTCCTCTGTACTGTTTTATTTTCCCTGCTCTGTATTTATCCAGGCTTGCAACTGGCGCCATGTAGGCGGCTACATTAGGGCGGCGTGTTTAACACGCCTTGACACATTTTACCATCTGTCCGATGTTAGGCTCTCCAATTGCCTGCAAAAGCCTGCCCCTGATAGAACCTTTATATAACCTGTCATTGTATTTGTTGACCAGTCTATTATGTGTTGCTTTCGCTTCGTTCAGGTCTTTCGTCCGGTACAGTTCCAATTCGTCGCCGTCGTCAAGCATAACGATTGTTTCATATGTGCCGTACATGTTGACCGTGCTGATCATTGCGGGCATGTTGTAAATGTTGAATGTGTGTAATGCGATTCTTTCCATGTTGTCCTCCTCTCATGCTTGTTTTCCGTTCCTGTGAGTATAGATTATCATATACACGTGTATATGTCAATACTCCAAATGCAAAAAGGTGCAGAAACTTTTTCAAGCCCTGCACCCTGGTAGTTATGCATCCATCCCCTCCACAAAGTCATTAAAGACTTTGATCAGGTCATCGTCTGACATTCTGCGCAGTTCTTCCCGCATGTCGTCCCCGTGGCCGATGTGCTCCATGTCAAACGCCAAATTAAACAATGTTGCTTCAATCATGCCTCTGTACTCGCCCATTATTTCACCCTCCCGATTTTAAAGCCGTTCCCTGTCCAGTAAACCACATATCCGGCGATTGACAATAACTCTATGGCTGCGTCAATCTTTCCGATCAGCAGTTTATAGGCGGCATCCTGGCGGCCTTCATTCTCCGCTTGTGTGGCTTGCCGGTTCCATTCGTTTATCCGGCCCTCTATCCTGGCCCTCTGTTCCTCTGTCATGTTCTGCCCTCCATGTTGTTATCCGCTCCACTCTGTATTTTTGATCCGGGCTTGTGACCGGCACGGGCTACATTAAAGCGGCTATGCCGCTTTGTTACCACTCTAAAATCTTTATCCCGTTTTCAAACGGGTCTATACAGCTGTCTCCGCCGCTGAATCTGTAAATCGGCATTTCCTGACCGTCTAAAAGCGGCTGTACACCAACCAAAACGGCGGTGTATTCTGGCTCAAATTCTCGGCAAATCCGAAAAGGGTACTTAACCCTTAATCTGTCGATATAGGCACCTTTTGAACATGCGTTTTTATACTTCATTTCTTTTATCCTCCTATACTCTTTTATTTTTGCCTGCTCTGTGTTTTTACGGGCTTGCAACCGTCCATGGCCACATTAGGCGCGGTCTAAAGACCGCTTAATCATAGTCAGTTTCATTTCTGGCAAGTATCCGGCCCTCCCAATAGTAGCCACCTGCGCTCCATGTCTCACGGGGCATCTTTGCCGCTACCCGTTTAACCGGCTTGTCATTGATCCACAAAACCCCGTCGTAAATGTGGGCGGCCATGTGTATGTCGGCGGGCTTGCCTATTCTCCATCTTTCAATCGCTTTTACGATTTTCCCAAAAATTTCTGTCCCGTGCTCCAACCATTCCCAATTAGCAATTTCAGCCCCCGGCAACACTTCCTGATTGATGAAATCAATCATCTGTTTTCTGTTCATTCCTCTTTTCCTCCTATCATCTGACCCCTGGCACGTCCCGAACCGACGCTTGAGCGCAGGCCCGAACCGGCGATCTGTGGGGCGGTTCGTTGTTTGTTTATGCTTATATTATATACACGTGTATATGCTTTGTAAATATGGCGGGTTCCACAAATATATACACGTGTATTTGTGCAATATGACCAGTGCTAAAAAATAGGTGCATGACTGGCCCCCGCAGATAGCACCGGTCAAGAGATCATAAAAAAGTGATCTTATATTCTCTGTCCGCAGAAAACTCTATCTTGCTTATTATGCCCCTCCAAAACCGCCGCTTTTCTTCCGGCGTGAAATCTGCGTATAGTTCCCATACATCACTTTTAAGTAGCCTTTTAAGGCCCTCTATGCCTTCTGTATGCCGTTCTGCGGCTTTCCTCTGTAAATCCTCCATCTGTGAGATCAGGGCGGCTCTGTCGGCCTTGTATGCGTCCAATTCAATCAATCCCTCTATATAAAGGTTTTTCAGCCGGTCGATTTTTTTCTCTACGGCGGCGATCCGCTCCGGCAGTCGCTCCCGTCCCTGGCTCTGCTCCATGACCTCATACTGTAAAATCCTGTCCCTGATCATCGGCTTGATATGCTCTATCAGGTATTTTTCCGTAACAGATTCAGCGGCCACTTTCCTATTTGTGCATTGGCGTGGCATCCTGGCATAATATCCCGTACACCTGTATTGATGCGTTTCTGTGTAACAGTTCCCCCGCTGTCGCCTCCTGGTATTTCCTCCCATCGTGCGCCCGCATTCAGCGCACCGGAGCAGGCCAGAGAAGATATAGACCTGTTTCTGTGATACCTTGACATTCATTTTCAATTTTCGTTGCACATCATCCCATAGGTCAGCCGGAACAATCGCCGGACAGAAATCCTTTATTCCGGTATAGTGCTCACCTTTGTAAAGGGGAGACATCAGCATTCTGCGGAAAGCAGGTTTTGTTCCTGGCATTCCGTGTTTCAATCCGTACTCCCTCATTACAGCATTCAGGTTTCCACAAGCGGAATACATTTCAAAAGCCGCCAGAACATAGGGCGCATTTTCATCGGGAACAAGGTGTTTGTTCTCTATCCGGTATCCGGCTGTGGTCGTGCCGGAGATCACTTCTTTCTGACTCAGCTTGTAGGCTTGTACCTGCTTGATTCGTTGGGAAGTGTTTTCGGCCTCAAACTGCGCAATACTCATCATTTGATTCACAATCAATCTGCCCTGCGGAGTTGTTGTGTCGTATATTGGCTCCCAAATCGCAATCCACCCGACACTGTGCTTATCAAGGATTGCTTGAGTCGCAGTGTAATGCCGTACAGACCGGAAGAACCTGTCCAATTTTGTGAAGGAAATCAAATCAATCTTTCCGGCTTCTACATCGGACAGCATTCTTTGCAGTTCGTCTCTTTGGCTGTACTTTGTGCCGGAAATACCATCATCCAGATATTCCCCTACAATCATGTAACCTTTTTCTTTTGCGTATTTTGTCAGCGCATCCCTTTGAGCAGGAATCGAATCACCTTCTTTCACCTGCTGATCCGAAGAGACCCGCATATATAAAGCCACTCTTTTCATCTTTTCCACCTCTTGACAACTGGAATGGGCAAAACTAACATAAGGATAGTCAGAATTTCATTTGTTGTTTTTGTCCTTCATTTCCATGCCGTCCCTTGTGGGGCGGCTTTTTTATACATTGACTGAAAAAGTCAATTTGATATAATAGAATTGTTCTTCAGTTGCTTGTTTCATTTTTTACCTCTTCTCCTACGAGCGCCATTCGGTCATGTTACCGTTTGGCGCTATTTTTCATTCTGCGGATAAATTCCAATAAGAATTGCAAATCATCCCGGTTCAGGACTTTTGCTTCTTCTATTACCAGTCTCAAATCATTGTTCCCGTAAATGTAGTCCATAAACCGAGCGGATTCTTTATCAATAGCATTTATGGTATCTGCCGCTCCGGTCTTTAAATATTCGACAGGAACAGACAGGAACCGGGCTATCAATTCCAGTTTGTCCTGTTTTGGGCTATATTTACCTTTTTTCCAATCGGACAGGGTAGCTGTCGCAATCCCTGTTCCTCTACTCACATCTGCATCTCGTAAACCCTTTTCATTACGGATTTTTTCATAAATAGAATATTCGCTCATGGGGATACCTCACAAAAATAAGAAAACTTAGAATTTCCCCTTTACAAAATAAGTTTCCTTAGCTATAATAAAAGCATGTTTTGGTTATCCGAACCGAAACAACCAGAAAACTGTAGCTGTAAACGGGGATCTATATAATTCAACCAACTACATTATATAAGAAACCTTAGTTTTTTACAATCGGAAAGGAGGAAAATGTCGTATCAGACCTATGCGGCGCTCCGTGACGAAAGAGGCTATACCGATTACCGGGTAGCGAAAGAAACGGAAATAGCGACCGCAACACTCGCAGAGTGGAAGAAGGGAACATACAAGCCAAAAGTAGAAAAGCTATTGAAGATTGCAGACCTTTTTGGTGTTCCCGTAGAAATCCTTATCAGGGAGTAGCTATGAACACGCTTAACATTGACCGCCTTGCCGCTGTCCTGTCCGGCATTTTGACAGACCGGTATGGCGCAAAGGTAACGGTCACATTGGAGGGAAAAGATGATAACAACAATCCTGATTGCCCTGGTACTGATTCTTGCCGGAGTGCTCAGCTTCATCCTTTACACGATGCAGTATGAGCACAACAAGAAGATGCAGGACAGGCAGAGAAGAAAGACAGAAGCCTGGAAGACGGTCTTTCAGAGAACTGATCTTCGGGCATAAAAAAAGCCGCCCGAATACCTGACGATATACAGACGGCAAGGAGCGATTTATATGCAAGTGCATTATAGCACGAAAGGAAGTTATATGGCAGATAAACTCGTCGGTAAAATCTTTGAAACAAAAGATTATGACCGCTTCAAAATCCTTGAAGGGAATCGGCCTATCAACCATGTTAAAAAGCTGATTGTATCTATTCAATCAATCGGAATGTTGATGCGGCCTGTACTCGTAAATGAGAAGTTTGAAATCATTGACGGACAGGGAACGTTTTCGGCTTGCAAATATTTGCGCTTACCTGTTCCATATGTCATTCAGCCAGGATTAACAATCAGAGAGTGCCGGTTTCTCAACCGCTACCAGACAAAATGGTCTGTCAATGATTTCATTAACTCTTATGCGGTCGGAAACGATTCAAGAGAGGTTTACAGAAACTTGAAAGTTGTTATGGATCAGTTTCCTGACATCAACAAAAAGGTGGTGATAAAGGCCGCAACACCCACCGGAATTTCAGCCACAAACACAACCTGTTTGAGTGACGGCGCATATGAAGGGATGGACTTAGAAGGAATGAACAGAGCAATATCAAGACTCATTCGTCTCCGTCCGTTTGCTAATTACCTTAGCAAAGCACCTTATAAAATTAATTGGCTTAGTGCAATTGTTTTCTGTCTTGCGATAAGGGATAGCAACCCTGCATTTTCTGATGAACAGTTATTGGAGGGAATCAAAGCATACTATGACACATGCCCGAAGGCATCATCACTAAAACAGGCAATACAGAATTGTGATACCTGTTACAACTACAAGCGCAGAAAAGAGAACAGATTTAACATCTACAGGTATTACGAAGATGTGACAGCGCAGACCAACACAAATAATTTGTCTGGAGGTAATAAGTAACAATGCTTATCCCGATTAAAAAGGTTATAGTGCGGGACAGAATCCGCAAGGACTTTGGAGACATCGGAGAACTTGCGAGAGACATCAAGGACAATGGCATGATCAATCCGGTTGTTGTAAACAAAGACTATGTCCTGCTTGCCGGAGAGCGAAGGCTCAGAGCGTGTAAACAGCTTGGTTATGAACAGGTCGAAGTCAAAATGATGGACACCCGCGATGCTGAACATGAACTGAATATCGAGATCAGCGAGAACGATGTCCGCAAGGGATTCAGCAAATCCGAACGAGTTGACTATATGTATCGGCTCATGAGGATTGAGAAAGAAAAAGCGGCTGAAAGGCAGAAAGCAGGGGTTCCGGTGAAATCATCGGAAGGTGGCGAAGCCAAAGACAAGACCGCAGAAGCGTTCGGAATCGGCAGACAAACGATGGAACGTGAAATGCAGATTGTCGAAAACAAAGACCTGCTGACCCCCGAAGATTTTGCTGATTGGGATGAAGGCCGACTTTCCACCAACAAAGCCTATCAGAGAATCAGGGCCGAACTGGACAAGGTGAAACGCGAAAAGGAAATGGCAGAAGGCTTTGCAAAAACCGTCAAAGAGCAGTCCAAAAGAGAAGCCCGTCAGGAAGTACAGGCAGAACTTGAATCCCTCAGACAGACAAACAGGATTCTGAAAGAGCAGGCATCACAGACCGCAACTGTTCTGGCTCCCGAAGACTATCAGGAAGTAAAGAACAGTCTGGACAAAGCAGAAGACACCATCGAACAGCGCAACGCTGAAATTGCAAGCCTCAAACAGCAGTTGAAAGAAGCATCCAACGAAGGAAATGCAGATTTCAGCGCCACTCTTTATGAATACGCTGTCGATGACATGGCTACATTTATCAGCCGGTATTCTGATCTTGCCGAACTTTCCGGAGTTATCGGAGCAATGAAGGAGTTAATGGCATGAATGAACCGCAGGCAGAAGAAAAAGCAAGCAAAAAAGAAACCAGTTTTCCACTGTCTTCAATGCCAACATTTTTCAATATGCATGGAACAGAGGGGAGCATGTAAAGAATTTATCGACTATGAAGCGATAAAAAAGAAAGTGAGGGATGAAATTGAAGGACTCAATCACAGCAGATGAAAAAAAGCTGTTGGAATACGTCTATGAAAAAGCGAATGATATTCTCGACTACTGCCACCGCAACAATATGATCCTGCCGGTATCCATTGAGGTACAGCCGAATTATGAAGGAATCGGCAAGGTTTATGACTATACGCGTGTACGCTTTGCAGAATTTTATCCTTCCGAAAGGGCACGCAGGGTAGTGACCATGGGACACAATCCATACACAGACGATGTTTTCTTTAAAGAATCACTTTACGAGGACAAAGATTATGAGTGAATTTTCTGTACAGATCAAACAGCCGGTCATTATCACCGGCAACTTTGATGAAATGAAAAAAGAGCTGTCAACCATGATGACCGCATATGCCGGTCTTGAGGTCACAGAGGACAATCTTCCGGAGCGCAAAAAAGATGTAGCGACTCTTCGCAAGATCAAGACCGCCATCGAGGACAAGCGCAAGGCCGCAAAGAAGGACTACCAGAAGCCCTTTGAAGCCTTTGAAAAAGAATGCAAGGCACTCACCGGCATCATTGACAAGGAGATTGACCGGATCAACGAAGACCTCAGCGCATACGAGAAGAAGCGCATCGAGGCAAAGCGGGAAAGAATCCTTGCAATCTATGAAGCCAGCATCGGGGAATACGGCGAATATCTCCCCCTGGAATCAATTTACCGCAAGCAGTGGGAAAACAAGACCTGCACAGAACAGGAGATTCTTTCCGATATACAGGAGAACGTCATTGCCGTAAAGAAAGACCTTGGGACAATCGACATCATGTGTCAGCCATGGGTCGAAGAGTGCAAAGCCGTTTACATGGTATCCGGCCTCAACGGAGCATTGCAGAGATACAAAGATTTGCAGACCGCAAAGGAGGCCGCAGAAGCCGCCATAAAGGCCGCTGAACAGCAGACCCCAACTGATGTGCCAGTAGCACCGGAAAACCCCGTACAGGGGCAGGAAACAGCCTCAAAACGGCATGTATTTGAAGTCTATGTTGACAACGACGAGGATGCAACATTTCTGCGCCTCACACTTGATTCAACAGGATTTGAATATAAGGAGATTTGAACATGGCAGACCAGAGAAACATTTTTCAGCGCATGAGTGCTATCACATCAGAGATCAGCACCGTTGCAAAGAACCTTAATGTTGATGCAGGAAAGTCCAGTTACAAGGCCGTAGGCGAGGCTGATGTCCTTGCCGCAGTAAAGCCCATTGAGGCAAAGCATGGGGTTTATTCCTATCCGGTCAGCAGAACAATCATCGACTCCGGCGAAATGGTCAGCACAACAAAGTACGGAGAGCGGAAACAGCTTTTCATGAGAGTTGAGACTGTTTACAGGTTCGTGAACATCGACAAGCCGGAAGAACACATCGACATTACAACCTACGGAGACGGGGTTGACACTCAGGACAAAGCGCCCGGCAAGGCGATGACCTACGGCGATAAGTACGCACTGCTCAAAGCCTACAAAATCCAGACCGGCGACGACCCCGATCAGAAAGCAAGCGAAGAACTCAGCGGATACAACAACGGCAAGCGGAAACAGCAGGAAGTTGACCGCACCGGCGAAGACGCATATCCACCCATTGACAAGATGACGGAGGACATCAAGGCCCATATCCAGAAGAACAAGACTGCTGCCGACTACATCACCGGCATGGCGCAGAAACTCAATGCAAGGGATGTTTCTGAACTGGCCTTTGTCAATCCCGCACTGATCACCGCTTGTTGGAACAAATGGTGCAATAAAAAAGGATAAGTCATGGACTACACTGGAACAATCAAAGATATGTACAGGGGAATGGATGGGAAATTTACCATTTCCCTGTCAATCGAAGAAGAACCAGGGGACATAGAAGCCCTGACAGACAAGCGGCTCAAAATCAGAATCACGGAATACAAGCTGAAAAGAAGCCTGTCGGCCAATGCCTACTTTCACGCTCTTGCAGATAAACTCCGCATGAGGATGCATCCACCAATGAGCATGGCACAGATGAAAAATCATCTGATAGCTGACTACGGACAGGTAATGTACCTCGAAGACGGCGTGCCGCTGATCTACAAGACCAATGCACCGCCGGAATATGTTTACAACCTTGAAGAACCGCATCTGCTGTTGGTCAAGACAACCGAAGAAAACGGCAAAGAAGTTTACTTCTACAGGATGTATCGTGGCTCTCACACATACAACACGAAAGAAATGTCGCAGTTGATCTCCGGCACCGTTGAGGAATGCAAGCAACAGGGTATTGAAACTATGACTTCTGCCGAATTGGAAAGGATGTTATCTGCATGGCAACCGAAAGAGACATGAAAAAGGCCGGTAAGGCCGCAAGGGAGAAGGGAAGTCGTTTTGAGAGGGAACTTTCCAAATTGTTCAACGAACATGGCTTTTCCACCCATAGAGGATATGTGTTCCACAAGCAATCTGATGTTGTCGGCCTGCTCGGAATCCATGTAGAAGCGAAGGCGCAGGAAAGAATGAACGTGTGGGACGCAATGAGACAGGCGGTTGAAGAGGCCGACAAGCGCAAAGACGGAATGCCGACAGTTTTCTGGAAAAGAAGCCGCAAAGGGATCATGGTCTGCATGAGGTTCGATGACTGGATCAAACTTTACAAAATCGCAAGACATATGAAGGAAGGAGAAGATTGAACGTGCTACAACTCATAGCATCAACCAACTTTTTGACCGTGAATATGGCTATTGCCAAACAGGTTGGGAACGATGCCGCGATCTTGCTTGCCGAACTTGCTTCCTCACAGGTTTATTTTGAAAAACAGGACATGTTGACGGATGGAATGTTTTTTGAAACGGTAGAGCAGATTGAAGAGAATACAAACCTTACCAAATACCAACAGGCAAAAGCCGTCAAGAGATTGGAGGATATAGGAGCATTAAAAACAAAAATGAAGGGCATTCCGGCAAAGCGGTATTTCTTCGTTGATGGTGAAAAAATCGGTGAACTCGTTGACCGCAAGAAGTCAAAAAACTTTACCACTGTAGGTCAAAAAACTTTACCGCAGGAAGTCAAAAAACTTGACCGTAATAATAAAAGAGAAACTATAAAAGAAACTATAAAAGATATAAATAATATAGTTTCGGATTCCTCGCTTTCTGAACCTGTCAAAGATAAGGTTATTGATTTTCTGGCATACCGAGAAGAGATCAAAAAGCCCTACAAATCAGAGCGCAGCATCAAGTCCCTGATAACTCAGATTGAAAAGCAGGAACAGGCAATCGGTTCTATGGCTGTTATTCAGGTAATTGATACAACCATGCAGAACGGATGGCAAGGGCTGTTTTGGGACAAAGCGCCAAAGAAACAGAACAATTCAGCCGCTGATATGGCAGAGATAGCAAGAATGATGGATGAAGGAGTTATATGAACAACGCTCAGACACAGCAAATCCTTGAAAACATCAAAACGATGTACGGCAAGGATTACACACCTGACACAATAAAGCTGTGGGCAGGAACATTGCAGGATATTTCATTCACGGAAGCATCCTATGCACTTGTGTCGTGGTTTAAACACGAACACTGGCCGCCGTTACCGGCTGACATTCGGGAAAAGGTATATAACCTTAAATCAGAGCCGGATGTGCTTGCGTCTCAGGCGTGGGATCAGTTATTGAGGGCATTGCGTAACGCATACGCACCGGAGTCTGAAAGAATCTGGAATGAACTGCCGGAAATCACAAAACAGATTGTTGGTGGTTATGCCACATTTAGGGCATGGGGAAACACGGAGACAGCATCCCTGGAAACGGTTCAGCGCCCCATGTTTATGAAACGGTTTGAAGAATTGCAGAGACGCATCCGCAAGGAAGCTGCCGTTGATGAAAAATTCAGAGAACCTTTACCGGCACTTTCGGGTAGTGAACACAAAGCCATTGAAGCAAAGCCGGTAGAACAGCCGAAACCGACAAGACAGCCGTCCGGTAAATCAAGAGCAGAAGACCTTGCCGCACTGCGCAAGAGGTTGTTGAAAGGGGGTGATTAAGTGCCGAAGGAAAGAAAAACCTGTTTTCTGTGTGGCCGGACAGCCTACACAGAAAGGCATCATATTTTTTCCGGCACAGCAAACCGGAAACTCAGTGAAGAGGATGGTCTTGTCGTAGACCTGTGCCATTCCTGTCACAATGAGCCGCCGAACGGAGTCCACTTCAACAAAGACAACATGCACAGACTCCATGTTCACGGTCAGCGGATTTGGGAAATGGGAAAAATCGTCAATGACGGCATGACCGATGAACAGGCAAGAGAAGCATTCATCAAGAGATATGGGAGGAATTACTTATGAGCAGAGTCGGAATTTATGCAGGTAAAAAGGTTACATTCACACACCGGAATCCGCAGACCGGCGAATACTGGACGGATGATCTCAGGCCGAACGCAAGAAGTCCGCTCGGTATGTGGGTAGACAGCAAGGACATCCGGTTTGAAGGTGAACCGAAAAGGAAGTCCAGATTTCACAGGAAAGAGAGGTAAAACATGAATAAATTTTTGTGCACAGGCCGCCTGACCCGTGATCCCGAAGTCAGGTACACCGAAGGGCAGAACGCAACCGCAATTGCAAGGTTCACACTTGCAGTTGACCGGAGATTTCACAAAGACAGCGACCAGTCCGCAGATTTTATTTCCTGCGTTTCTTTCGGCAAGACCGCAGAGCACATCGAAAAATACTGGAAGAAGGGTATGAAGATGGGAGCTGTCGGGAGAATCCAGACCGGCAGTTACAAGAACCGTGACGGACAGACCGTATACACAACCGATGTTGTTGTCGAGGAAGTTGAGTTTTGCGAAAGCAAGAACAGCCAGACCGGACAGCAGAAACAGTCTTTCAGCCACACCGGCAATGATGCACTGGACGGCTTCATGAACATCCCTGATGGACTGGACGAACAATTACCCTTCAACTGACGAAAGGAGAACCAATGCCTGACAACGAAAAGAAGTACGCACCTGTAAAAAGATTCATTTTCCCTGCCGGAGACTGCGGCGGCGAGATCAGGGTAAACATCCCC